TATGGTGAGAAGAGAGCAAAACAAGCTGTTTCTCAAGGTAAAGTTCAAAAACTTGTTACTGCACATGGTTTAAAATATGATGGTAAGGTGTATAAAGAAATAGATATGGAACTAAAGGGTATTGATAACAATACTCAAATGGTTACATTTAATATTATTCATCCAAAAGAAATATTTGGTAAGGAAGTAAAAATAGCATTTAAAGCTTTGAGAAGAGGCCCATTTATGGCAACTGATACCTCAAAGATAAATGAACAAGACGATAAAGAAAAACCAAAGTCTGACCAAGCAAAGAAAAGAGATGAATTTGATAAGTTGCAAAAAGCGAAACGAGTTGCAGCTCTTCAGTATCGTATTGCAAAAGACCAAGAGACAGTTGCAAANATGAGTCAGACAGAACGTAAATTGTCTGATGGAGAAAAAGATAAATTAAAAGATTTAGAAAAAGATATTGACAAAAAAGATTTTATTGATAGGTATGGAAAAGAAGAAGGTGAATCAATCTACTATGCAACACTAACTAAACTTGCAAAAGGTGAAAGTATAGAAGAAGATAATCCATGTTGGGATACACACAAACAAGTTGGTATGAAAAAGAAGAATGGTAAGATGGTGCCTAACTGTGTTCCTAAAAATGAAAAGACAACATATCTAAGAAAAGATAAAAAGTTACCTAATCTCAAAGTTCCAGTAAGAAGACGTTCTGATAACAACACTCTTGCAAAAAGAATTAGAGGTGATAAAGTTAAAAAATATGGAATGAAAGAAGATTTTCAACTTGACGAAAAGATTGAAGGTCTTGTAAACAAGTCAGAGAAAACTGGTGTTCCATACGGTATTCTCAAGAAGAGTTATGATAGAGGAATGGCTGCGTGGAAGGGTGGACACAGACCAGGCGCTTCTCAACAACAATGGGCATTTGCAAGAGTTAACTCAATGTTAACTGGTGGTAAAGCAGACCCAGACCTACAGAAACAAATTAAAGCTGGTGGGTATAAAAAGAAAAAGAAAGCATCTAAAGAATCAGTAGAAGAATGGTACTCTTCTGATGAGACTATTACATTATATCAAGAGAGGTATGGTGATGAATGGTTGAAAAAACTAAATAGTACATACGAAACTATGTTATCAAAACTAACTGAAGAAGATTGTTCTTGTTATGACCATGTTATTGAAGAATCAGAATATCAAGGTAAAAAAGTAAAATTGAATAACCCAATTCGTACAAGTGAAAACCCTAAAAAGAAATTTAAGGTTTATGTAAAAAACGAAAAAGGTAAAGTCGTGGTAGTTCGGTTTGGTGACCCAAACATGGGAATTAATCGTGATGACCCAAAAGCAAGAAAGAATTTTCGTGCAAGACACAGTTGTGATGACAATCCTGGCCCCAAGTGGAAGGCAAGATACTGGAGTTGTTATCAGTGGCGTGCTGGTGCAAAAGTAGATAACTAAAGGAAAAAACAATGATTAAACATGGACAACCAATGAGTCAAGTACTTGTACAAATGCAAGTAAATGAATTAAAAATGAATGACCCTAAGTTGAATAAGATTTTTGATAAACTCAAAAAGGGTGATAAAGTCAAACTTAAAACTAGTTCTACAATTAGTAAAGGTAATGACTTTGTTGAATATCTTGTCAAATCAAAGAATGTAGTAAACAAGGGTAAAGTTGAAAAGATTACACTTGTAACTGTAGGAAATGAAAAAGCAGTTAAGAAGTTTCTGTACAAAAGAGATGGTGCAGTAACATTTGCAATTGGTGACATGGGTGCATCTATTGATGATATTAAAGAAAAGTATTCTTTAATCAATCATGAGATTGTAGAAGATATTGAAGAAGTTGAGATTGACGAAGGTGCAGCTTCTGATGCAAGACGAAGTATGAGTAAAGATAGAGATTTAGTCAGAAGAGGTAAAGATAGTGCAGACGTAGATGATACTGCATCTGACGCTGATAAAAAAGCTGCAATGAAAAATATGGTTATGCAGATGAGACAAGCATTAGATGTTAGGGGTAATAAACCTATTGAGTTTGAAGATGGTAAGAAACAAAAAGTAGACCCAAAGATTTTAAATATGCTTTTAAAAGCACATGAAATGATTCCAAAACCTAGAGACAAAGAACAGTTTGTTAAAATGATTTCTAAATCATATCGTGATATGTTAAAAGTATCGAAGATGGTTGGAAAACAACTTAGAATGGGTGAAGAGATTGTACTTGATGAAGGGTTCTCTCCTAAAGAGATTAAAATGGCAATCGGTATTGCATCTGACCCAAGGTATAAACAAGGTAACTATTCTGGTGCAGTAAAACAGATTGAGAAAATTAAGAAAGGTTTGTCAACTCACAAACAAGTTGCCGCTGTTCTTAAAAGACAGAATGAAAATCTTGATGAGAACTATAGAAAACTTGCAATGATGGGTATTGGTACTGAAACAAAGAAAGCTGCGAAAGTTGGTTTGAAAACTGATTATTACTTACCTAAAAATGGAGATAAAAGTTTTGGTAAAATTACAAGAGTTTCTTCAAATGGGTATGAAATAACAGATGAGAAAACAAAAAAAGTTTATAAGTTTAAATTCTATGATGCAAACAATGACCCAACTAGTGTCAGAGGAACAAGAGAAGAAGTTGAACTTGATGAAAAGTATGACTTATATCACAAGACTTTTTCTGATGCAATGCAACACGCATATGACTATGCAAAGAAAAAGTTGGGTATCACAGTAGACCCAAAAGAGATTGACAGTAAAGTTGCAACCGGCCCAAAGAAACCTTCTGAGGGTAAAACAAACAAATACAGACTCAAGGGTAAAGGTGGAAACCTACAAATCCAAGTTTACAATAAGGGTGGTTCAAAACCATTTGAGTTAAATATGTATAAAGAGGAGAATGAAATGACAAAATCATTGAAAGACACAATTGTCGAAATGTGGAGTGAAGCAGTTTCCCCAGCACAACAAGCTGCAATTGCAATCTCCAAGAAAGAAAAAGAAGAACAAGACGAAGGTAACGCCTTTGGTGCTGCTCTACAAGCTGCAAGAGAAAATGGTGATAAAACTTTCGTAGTCGCTGGTAAAACTTATAAGTGTGAAGACTATAATGAAAACGGTGAAGTAAAAGAATTTGTTCAATCAGATGGAATTAAAAGAAGAGTTAAAGAAGGTGATAATCGTTTGAAAGCGAATAAAACTGAAACTAACAAGAATAATAAATCTGATGATGGTGATGGTATGGATGCAGTTCAACCAAAAGCAGTCAAGAAGAAGTTTAAGGACAGAAAAGATAAAGACATTGACAATGATGGAGATGTAGATGACTCTGATAAGTTTTTACACAAAAGACGTAAAGCAGTTTCAAAAGCAATCAATAGTCAAAAAGAATCAATCGAAAGATATCATGAGACTAAAAAGGGTTCTTTAAGAGATGCAGTTCTTCAGATGTGGGGTGAGAATGTCAAAGAAGAAAAGAAAGACTTGACAAAAGAGAAAAAAGATGGTATAAAGAATAGTATGACTGATACTGGAAAAGAGATGAGTAAAGTAGAGGTAGATGCGAAAATGCCAAAAATCAAAGAAACTAAAAATAAGGTGTAAATGTGAAAAATCTATATGATGTATTAAACGAAGTTACAGAATCAGTTGAAGACTTACCAACTATATACTGTGACATGGATATGGTACTCTGTGACTTTCTAAAAGGTGCAGAGGAAATATTGGGTGTTCCTTTTCCAAAAGCGGAGAAGGGAACGAAATGGCCTAAGATATCTGCAAAAAAAGATTTCTGGGAAACTTTAGAATGGATGCCTGGTGCAAAGAGAATGTGGTCTTTTATAGACAAATATGAATCACATATTCTATCTGCATACTCTACCAAAGATGCAAACTCTAGAAAGGGTAAGATGATTTGGTTGAGAAAGAACGCAAAGTTGACAAAGAAAAGTAGAATTCATCTGGTTATGCGTGAGGATAAACAAAAATACGCAATGACAACTGATGGTAAACCTAACTTATTAATAGATGACTATATCAAAAATGTGAATGAATGGAAAGCAAAAGGTGGAATTGGAGTTCATCATACATCTCCAACTAATACTATTGCAGAATTGAAAAGACTAGGTTTCAAATAACATAAATAGAGATAGTATATACTATAATTAAGGGAGAAATCTAATGAGCTCATGGAGTATGAATGACGGTTCTGCACTTACTGGAACTTTCACCTTTACAAATGCAAGTGCAATTGTACAAGGTAATTCAAGTGCTGATACTGACGAAATAAAAGTGGGTGATATTGTCATTGATGACAACGGAGATAAGGTAAGGGTAAAAGATATCCAACCTAATAGAACTGTTGCAACATCTGCTGTCGATACCACTGCTAATACAATTACAATTACAAACCACGGTTTTGTTGCAAATCAAGAAGTGGTTTATCAAGCAAACGGTGGTACTGCAATCGCTGGTCTAACAGATGCTACAATCTTTTTCGTAAAGACTGTATCTAGTGCAAACGCAGTTACATTATCTGCAACCGCTGGTGGTTCAGTTATTTCATTAACTGGAACTGGAAATAACGCACAGTCATTTTCTGGTACATCAACAAAAGCATTTACTGCTACTGAAAACTTTACACCATCTACAAACAGTGGTTCTGCGTGTACAGTAACAAGACCACCAGTAAGTGGTGATGGAAGTTCTATTGATGCAACTATTTTCGGTATCACTGGTACGGAAGCTGTTGCTGGTGTAGATAATGTTACTGATATTGCAGTCAATGTTGCTGGTGCAAGATATGTACAAGCACCAACGGTTACTATTCCAGTACCAACTGTAAGAACTATTGCAACTGCAAAAGTTACTACTGGTACAGATACAATTGAAATTACTGGTCACAATATGAGAACTGGTACAGAAGTTAAATATCAAGACGGTGGTGGAACTGCACTTGCTGGTCTTGTTGATAACACTTCTTACTTTGTTATCAGAACAGATGAAGATAATATTCAACTTGCATCTTCACTTTCAAATGCACAAGCTGGTACAGAAATTACTTTAACTGGAACTGGTAATAATGCACAGACACTTGAAGGTATTCAAGCAGTTGCAGCTGCAACTATTTCTGGTGGAGAAGTAACTGCAATCACAGTTTCTAATGGTGGTTCTGATTATCAATCACTTCCTGCTATTACAGTTGAAGTACCTAAAATGACTATTCCTACAAGTGCAGTAAACGCTAGTTCAAATGTTATTACATTTACTGGACACGGTTTATCTGATACAGACCAAATTACTTACAACCAAGTTGGTGGTGGTACTTTGATGACTAACGTAGCAAATGCTCAAACTGTATTCGTAAGAGACAAAACTGCAAATACCTTTAAGATTGCTGCTACTTCTGGTGGAACTGCAATTAATATCGGTACTGGACATAATGCTCAAACCTTTACAATTGTAACTGGTGCTACTCAAGCAACTGCTGTTGCATCTCAAGGACTTGGTTCTGATGGAGATACAAACGCAAGTGAAGTTGCACATATTGGTTGGGTTAAGAAAACTGTAGGTACTGGTGGTCGTGCTGGTAGAGTTCATTATGAAACTCTAGTTGCCGCTTCAAGTATTTCTGGTGATGCAGAGGATGTTGCAACTCCAGATAGTTAATATATATAATAGATAATTTTAAATAATGGAGATAAATTATGCCTCAATTGACTGAGACTGAAATTAACATTCGTAGACAAACTCTTGAAAAAGATTTAGAAACGGTGAAAGACGGTTTAAATAAAATAGATGCAGAAAGAACAAATCTAGTTGCACAACACCATGCAATTAGTGGTGCGATTCAACAATGTGATTTGTTTCTTTCTGATTTAAAAACTGTGGTATCGGAAACTACCGATAGTAGCATTCCCTCTAAGAAAAAGGGTTAATAGGAGAAAATAAATGGCTGATAAGAAAATTACTGCGTTAACAGATTTAGGTAATGCAATCGCTGGTGAAGATTTACTTCATGTGATTGATGACCCATCTGGTACACCAGTTAACAAAAAGATTAGTGTTGCAAACATTTTTAATAATATTCCAACTTATCTTGGATTAGATGGAACTGCACAATCAATTACTGGTTCTACTGCACCTAGTGTGACAACATCTATCACATTATTAGATGGTGCGAGTTTCAGTTCAAACGCAACTGGTACTCTTGCAGATGGTACAAATGGACAGATTAAAATTCTTGTCATGACTACTGCACCAACAAGTTCTAGAACATATACCATGACAGTTACTAGTTGGGGTTCAACTGCAAGTAACACTAACCAAGTTGTTTTTGATGCACTTGGTGAAGCAGTTGTTTGTATCTTTACAAATAACAAGTGGTATCTTGTTTCTAACTTTAACGCAACAATTGCTTAGGAGATAGATTATGGTTGAACCAATTAGATACGGTGCTGGTGGAATTCCAATGGTAAATCAAGAACCTCCAAAGGTTGAACCAGTTGAGAAAATCAGCAAAGATAAAAAACAAAAACAACCTCTTCAAGAAATCTATGGAGATGATGGTTTTGATGAAGAACATGGAGATAAAGAATGAAGACGTTTTTAGAATACGCATCTGTCAAAGCAACTGATGGTTCGCACATTGACGAAGATGGAAACTTAATGGATTTGTCTGATGATTCTGTTATTGAAAAACTTAATGCATTTGTTGGTTCTATTGGAATTAGAGAATATTTAAATCCAGAGAAAGCGGTAGATGAGTTGAGAAATAAACTTATGAGAGTTGGAATTAACTTTGGTGATGTTCAATTTACTGGAGAACAAGGAGAAGTTTCTGTACCTCTAGTGAAGCATGGTGGAGTTTATGGAAAAGATACTGATAGTGCCCCAGAAGAAATAGTTAATGAAACTGAGAGTGGTAGAAGTATTAATTTTGTATATGAAAGACTTGCAACTGGAACTCACAAGGTGTTTGCACAAATATCTTAAATGTTTGAAAAAATAACGAATGATAATGTATTACTGTTTGCACTAAAACATTATGATAATCCACAATGTGAAGGCGAAAAAGAGTTTTATGATGATATGAAACGATTTAAGTATATCAAGAGATTGCTTAAAAAGTATAAGGTTGATGGTATCGTAAAAGAACGATTACTACTTAATCATATTATCATACTGAACAATGTGTTCGGGCCTGATGCTGCTTCTACTTTATTATTATTTAAAATAGAACCAGAACATTGGTCACAATTGAAATCTTTCTTGGTGTATCTGAATATGTTACCACCATCTGAAATGAAAGAAATTAATGATGATTTGAAGATTACAGAAGTTTTAAGGGAACTATAATGGGAAGAGCGATAGATTTATTTGTTACCTATAGGTTTATAAAGATATTGGTAACACCTTTTGAAAAACAAGAGGCATATAAACTTGGAGTAATTGATAAGGTAGGTAACCGTATCTTAATTCCAGGCACGAATAAACCTACCATTCTGAATACAATTGCAGAGAAAAATTCATATACTGTTCTTCATAAATTAGTTTTCAATATCAAAAAGATTTTTAGTAAAGTGCCTGGTCTGAGAACAAAACTAGGTAGTTATGCGGCCGCACTATTTTTACTGAAGGATACATTCAAAGAAGATGTTGACCCAAAAATGTGGGAACAAGAATTCATGAAGTATCTGAAAGAAAATAATATTGAACTAGATAATACAATATCAGAAGAAGTTACATTAGATGATGGTATGTTACCTAAAGGGGTTTATAAACTTTTAAATGATATTACATTTGATGTAGAAGATGCAGAAAGTCCAGATGCATTAGAGGGTGATGAGGTTCAAGCATTTGAACCAGTTCCACCATCTGATACAGTATTAGGAGTAGAAATATTTCCAGTTATACATATACCAACGCAAACAAAAATATATGTAAGTGCAGAGGACATTAAAGAAGTTGGAATCGAGGATTTAGAACTATGACACAAAAATTTAATGACATAATGAAAAAGTTTTACGAAGATGAAATGTTGGGTATTCAATCAGAAGATGCACCAGCAAACTCTGTTGCAAGTGGTGGAGTAGATATGCCTGCTGATGCAGTAAGTAAAAAGAAACAAAAAGAAATACAGAAATCAGCATATGATGGTCGTACCAAAGAAGCAAAGAATTTTATCAGAAGAATGGGTGAATTGCGAGCAAAGAGAGAAGCAAACTTTAGAAAGTCTGTAAAAGAAAATATGGACAACTTTGGTGAGGAATATCTTAATGAAGCAAACGTAGATGTTCTTCAGAAAATTGTTAAAGATAAACAAAACAACAAGATTAAATTAAAAGATGGAACATTGCGAGTTGACCTATTTACAGCATCTGCATTAACTCAAGCTCTTGGAAAAGTAAAACCAGACACAAAAAAGAAAATGGAAGATATTATCAACAAGGGTGGAAAGTCTCAATTCATGAAACTTGTTGGAGTTGTCTTTAAGTGATGCATGATACACGCATTTCTTTTGGTCTTCCTTTTAGCAGATAAAGTACAAGGTGGTCAACCTATGTACTTTCGTAGTATTGAAACTTGCAATTGGTATGCAAGTCGTATCGTGAAAAGATACGGTAATTACAGTTATTCATCTCTAGTTCCCCCAGAACACAAAGCAACTGCTTATTGTAAACCAGTTTACATAAATAGTACTACCAAAGGTCTTTATGACCACTAGGGGATATTGATGAGTTTAGTCACATATACAAATTATACAAACGTCAAACCAGTTGCAAATCTAAATGCAAAGGTCAAACGAATTGTTAAGAGAACAAAAAAAGTTGAAGAAAAAACAGAATATAAGTTTTTTCCAATGAACGCACACAAGCGTATCAAACTTCCCCCACCAACATTTGACATGAAAAAAGAAATTATAATATTGAAAGATATTATTGCGAGAAGAACACCAGAAGATGAAACATCTATTCGTCTTCATGATGAACACTCTTTTTATGCAATTGAACAATATTGTAAAGAGAATGGTCTAGAGTTTCATTATGATGAAATGAAACAAATAGTAGACCAAGCTAGACCAACGATAAAGTATTTTAAAGATACATTTGATGTTCCAAGACCACACATAGTTGATAGGTCTATTCGTCCAATGTCAAGTGTCACAAATAAAACCAGAAGTTATCCATCTGGTCATGCAACTCAATCAATGTTGATTGCACTATATGTTTCGGAAAAGTTTCCAAAACATGAAAAAGGAATTAAAGAGGCTGCAAAAGAATGTGGTCTTGGAAGAGTTAAAGCAGGATTTCATTACCTTGCAGATTATGTTGCAGGCAACTTACTAGCAGAGAAAATGTTTATGATTATGAACAGAGAAAACTATGGTAAGTATGTTAATGAAGACTTTACACAGAAGGATGTTAATGATTTAGAAAAATTCGCAGATAGAATACTGAGAAAATACGGTATTGATGTTGAGTTTACCAGACATTTCGTAGATAGGTTAAATGACCCACGAAATAGTCCAGATATTAAAGTATCTGAGTTACAAAGATTTTTTAAGAAGATACAAAAGAATAAGGGTAGGAATATCATTAATAATCCAGACGTTGAGGCTGTGTTGAAAGACATGGCAACGAATTTGAATTTACCAGTTGTTATTAAAACAAAGAGTGATGATAGTTTTGAAGTAACAAACAAAACAATTATGCGAAAGAAAGATTTTAAAACAACTAGTAAAGTTATTAGTTATGAAAACTTCAATTAAGGAGAAAAAAATGATTAATTGGATTAAAAACAGAATAGGCGAAAGAACATCTTGGGATGGTGCAGTATGTATCGGACTAGGACTTATGATTCTATTCATGGCACCTCTTGCAAAAATTGCTGCTGGTATAGCGATTGCATGGGGTATCTGGACTATTTGGAAAAGTGAGTAGTATATATGTTTAGAGTCTACATACTAATTGTAGTTCTAGGTTTACTTGGCGGTGCAGTTTATGCCGCCAAGTATTACTACGATACTACACAAGCAACCATTGCACAATTGCGTGAGAACAACGCAAAGTTAGAAGTTGCAAATGAAGAAAACCAACTGACTATTTCAAAAATGGAAGAGAACAGTGTTAGGTTAAATGCACTCACTGACCAACTAAATCAAGATTTAAAAAAATCAGAAGAGTATGGTGACGAACTAAGGAATACTCTAAATAAACATAATCTAACCCACCTTGCAAATAAGAAGCCTGGGTTGATTGAAAAGAGGATGCAAAATGCGACAGATAAACTTTGGGGTGACCTTGAGTCTGTTACTGGTGACAACACTACTTCTGAGTAGTTGTTCTAGTTTCTATAAACCAGAAAAACAGATTGTTACGGTAACAAAACTTGTAGAGAAACAAATACCAATTGTTCCTCACCCAAGACAAGTACAAATGAACGAGATAAAGATTTATGTTGTATCACCAGAAGAAAACTTTGAACAATTCAAAGAAGAGTTTGAAAAGAAAAATGGTGCAGATTCGTATATTGCAATTTCTATAAAAGATTACGAAAATCTATCAAGAAACTTTGCAGAACTGAGAAGGTATATCGAACAACAGAAACAGATTATCGTTTACTACGAGGAGGCGACAAGACCTTCAGAGAGTGAGAAAGATGACAGAGATACAGAATAAGTCATATTTAATGGCTCTTCTTTCTGGTGTTGCATATAAAGACCCAGAAGAAGCAAGTAAAACATTTAAACACTATGGTTTTACCAATCATAGATTTATTGACAAAGAAGGCGCTCAATGTTATATTATGTGGAATGACATTGATGCGATTATCGTTTTCAGAGGAACAGAACCAAAAGAAACATCTGATATTAAAGCAGACCTAAATGCAATACAAAGACAAGGTATGCACAATACTGGTGATGTTCATGGTGGTTTCCAAGGTGAGATAAAGAAAGTCTGGGATGACTTAAACTTCACAGTCGCAGATATTCAAGATAGAAAAATTCATATCACTGGACATTCGTTAGGTGGTGCAATGGCAACTATCTGTGCAAAAAGATTACAAGAAGAGGGTATTCACCCACATTGTTTATATACATACGGTTCTCCAAGAGTTGGTGATAAGAGGTGGGTAAGTTCATTGAACGTAGACCATTATCGTTTTCAGAACAACAATGATGTAGTATGTAAAGTTCCATTTTGGATGATGGGATACAGGCATCATGGAAAAAATGTATATATTGGATACAATGGAAAAATATGTAAAATGAATATGTGGAGAAGGTTCATAGACAGTATGCGTGGTAGATTCAAAGCATGGTCAAAATGGCAGTTCTTTGATGGTGTTTATGACCATAATATTTCCACATACGCTAAAAGAGTTAGAGGATATGACGTATAATGTTAGAGATGATTGAAAGAATGATAAGTGACAGACTATGGATTTATACTGCTATCGTTGGTTCACTATTCGGTGCAGCTTTTTTAGCATATTTTAAGGGTACAACAGCAGGACTTTGGTGTTATGCAAAGTTCGATATGTTTCTAGATTATCTTGTTGAAAGATGGGGTTGGACTTGGTTTAAACAACCAGAAGATGCATGGAGAAAAAAGTATCCCCATGTTACTAAAAAAATTGATGAGTTGGAACGAAGATTGCATATAGTTGAGAAGTTGACAAAGTAAATAGTCAAATTATTATACTGTCAAATTCTTGACAAAGAACCTCTGCATTATAAATAAGACTGTATGCGATTGTATACTAGAATATTGATTCGAGAGAGAAACATATATGAGCAAAAACTTTTTGATTGTTGCACTATTTCTTATAGCCACAACTTCTACATCTATAGCACAAACAGTTGTTAACACAACAACCGATAGTAAATCTGATGTGAAAACAGAAGGAAGGACGATTGTTATATCTCCACCACCTTCTGCTATCTCACCTTCAGTGGGTTCTTCATCATCTGACCTATGTACCACTGGTGTGTCTGGAGCAGTCCAAACACAAATCTTAGGTATATCAACTGGTGAGATGATTCGTGATGCAAATTGTGAAAGACTAAAAATTTCAAAAACATTATACGATATGGGCATGAAAGTAGCTGCCGTGTCTGTACTCTGTCAAGATAGAAGAGTATATGATGCAATGGAAATGGCCGGCACACCTTGCCCATTTATGGGAAAAATTGGAGAACAAGCATCTGATGATTGGAAAGTTAATCCAGATAAAATTCCAGACCCAGTAATATTGGAGACAAAATCAGATGTTCAAAAAAGGAATGGTGCTATCGCTGGTGGCGTCAGTGTTCTTGCTCTGCTGTTACTCCTCCTCTAGCGCACAACAACTAGGCATAACTGATTGTTCTACAGATGGAAGTGTAAACTTCATCACTGGTACAACTTGTGCAGAAGACCCATCTACACATTTACAACAAAGTCAACCAGTTTTTGATTCTACACAGAATGTATTACCCAACTTTCAATCTGGTACTTTAAATAGTAATGCCACTGCAAACATTGTAACTTGGAATGGTAATGATGAGTTATGGTTTCAACACACTCAAGATACTTGGGAACTATCAATCGCAATTAATCAAGCACTTAGAAGTGCTGGTATAAAAATTGATGGTTATCATATGCAAATGGAAATTTTCAATAAAAACCACAATACAATTGGTGGTAGTTGTCTAGTTGCAAAAACAAATGGTAAATGTCTTGACGTATTAGAATTAAAAGTTATTGGGTATGATGCCGCTGGTAATGTTATATCTACAGAGACATATGATTATAGTGGATTAGATACTCATAATATTAATCCTAACCTTGCAGACCCAAACTGGTCACAACAAAATATATTAGCATGGGCACCCACCCAACTTGAAGTTGCAAATGTACAAGTAGAAATATTTGGATATGATGCTGGTTACTGGGCAGGGAACTACGGCCCTAGAATAAAGAATATGGTTGGTAGTGTAATCTATTCAGCAGATATATGTGCATCAAATCCTTTACATGATGCAACTTGTTCAGGCTATGGAAATGCGTTGTTTACTCAAGCGTGTACTGCAAATCCATTATTTGACCCTGCTTGTCCAGGCTATGCAAATGCACTTCTAATTCAACAATGTACTGCGAATCCTTTAACTGACCCTGCTTGTCCAGGCTATGCAAATGCATATTATAACCAACAATGTAAATTAGACCCACTTTACGATAGTAAATGTACTGGATACCAAACTGCATACTTGAATCAACAATGTTCTCTAGACCCTCTATTTGACCCACAATGCACTGGTTATGATGCAGCTTATCAATTACAACAATGTGATTTGGATGCACTATATGACATAACTTGTATAGGATATCAACAAGCATATATAGAACAGCAGTGTCAATCAGACCCATTATATGATGTAACTTGTATAGGATACAATGAAGCGATTGCACTTCAAGATACAACTGAAGAATATGTAGATGATGGTATTGTAGATACGGATATAGATATTGTAGGTATAACTATTGTTGAGGGTGTACCAAATGTTATGACGTTACCAGAAATACCACCAGTACAAATTATTGAACTGGATACTGGAAGTGGGTTTCAAGAAGTTGAAGATACTATTTCTGGTGACCAGATGAATATGGAAGATGATATAGAAAAAGAGATTGCAGAACTAGAAAGAGTAGAAGAAGAAGAAATAATCGAAGAAGAAAATGTTAGTAATCCTTTTGAAAAAGAAAGAGATGAGACTGAAGATACGCCTGGAGAGAGAGATGGTTCTGTAGGTGGTCAAGGAGAAACAACTTCAGAAGATGATATAGAAAAAGAGATTGCAGAACTTGAAGAAATTGAAATCACAGATGATGGTTCAGATGAAGAACTTGCAGACGGTGATATAGTTCCTTCTGAAGAAATAGATGAACCAAAAAAGAAAAAGGTTGTCAAAAAGAAATCTACTAAAGAACAAAAAATAAAAATGTTACTTGCACAGAAAGCGATTGAGTTAACAAAAAAAGTTGAAGAGTCAGTATCTATAGAACAACAGATGTTGGTACAGAGACAATTACTTGCGTTGATTTCATATGTGCCTGGATTTGATTATAGTGAAAAGAAATTACCACAAGTAAATTTCTATCCACCAAAACCAGTGGTAGACCATGCATATGCAAGATGGTTTTTAAATGACCCAAACTTTGTTGCAATGGAAGATTTACAATATAACTTTAATTAGGAGAATAAAAATGGCAGAAGTAGAATATGGGGGAGTGAAACTTACTGGAAGTAAACTCTTTATGATTATACCACTAGTATCAATGTTAGGTGGTGGTCTATGGGGAGGCTTTGAATTTTATAAAGACTACATGGATATGAAAGAACAAATACAAGAATATGTTGCACCAGATTTATCAGAGTTTGATAAGTCACTTGCAGTGATGACTGAGGATATGAAAATTGTTAAAGAAACAGTTGGAGTGTTTAAAGAAGAAATTATTATTATCAGAGACAGTGTGAATGATTCAGTTGATATGATGCGTGACACTAAACATGACTTGCGTGATGAAATTATTCGTACAGAAAAACTACTGGAAAAGGTAGAAAATGATATTGATAAACTGGAAGATGAAGCGACTGCATTGATGGACAGAACTAAGAAAGAAACCAGAGATGCCATTGATGATGCAAACAATCGTTTCAATGATAAAGTATCTGGTATGGAAGGTTTTGTAAAACGAGAACTTGGTACTCTTGAAGAGGACTTAAACCGTAAGTTACAAAAGAGTTTGGATAATCCACTCGCAAATCGAAACTAATAAATAACTGTATGTCAGTAAACGTAGAAACAGAAATTGAACTCTTAAAAAGAGAAGTATCGGATATGAAGGGGATTCATGTTCGACTTGATTCTGCAATTGAAAAGATTGCAGATGTTTCTTCCTCATTACATACTATCATGGCGGTACATGAAGAAAAATTAGCCAGGCAGGAAGATGCATTGAACGAACAAGAGAATCAATTAAGAGATAATATACAAGACTTACATTCTCGTATAACCACTAATGCAAAAGAAACTCACACTGCAATGGGTGAGATGGAGCGTAGACTTGTGGAACAGATGAATGCTCACAGTAAAACAGAAGAGGAACACTTCAGAAAGATGCGTGAAGAGTTATCTAGTCGTGTTGGTATTCTGGAAAAGTGGAAATGGTTGATTGTAGGTGGGTCAATTGTTGCTGGATTTATCATTCAAAAAGTAATTACAATAAATCTTTAAAAAAGACTTGACTTTCAGTCAAGTTTAGAGTATTATCTACAACATGAGTACATTTGTAGATATTAAATATCTCAACTTAATGTCACACCGATTGCAGAGGTTTTCCAAAAAAGGAGATTACCTCTGGAATTTTCGGTGTCCATTTTGTGGAGATAGTCAGAAAAATAAATCAAAAGCTAGAGGTTATGTGTATAGAACAAAGAATGATTTGTTCTATAAATGTCATAACTGTTCTAAGGGAACAAACCTTGCAAACTTAGTTTTAGAGGTTGACGAATCCCTATATAAAGAATACCTTGTTGAAAGATACAAGGAAGGTTCTACAGCAAATGGAAGAGGTGGGAATGTCAAAAATCCAGAGTTCAATATACCAAAGCCTGTCTTTATTCAAAAAGACATTTTGTCTAAACACAAGTCGTTTAGGGAACTTGGACAAGACCACCCAGCTGTACAATCTATCAGTAAACGCCTTATACCCCAAAATAGATATAATGATATTTATTTGGTCAATAAGTTTTTTACTTGGACTAATGAGTTAATACCTAATAAGTTCAAGGATTTGACGAATGACCATCCAAGAATGGTGATTCCTTTTCGTGATAAACACGGTAAGGTTTTTGCGTATCAAGGAAGGTCTTTTGGTGAAGAACAACCAAAGTACATTACGATTGTACTTGACCAAAATCATCAAAAGATTTTTGGTCTTGATAGGGTGGACGATAGTAGGAATACTCTTATCGTGGAAGGCCCTATTGATAGTTTGTTTCTTCCAAATTGTATTGCAGTGGCTCAAGGAGACTTACGCCTACCTCAATACAAAACTAAAAGTACTTTAGTATTTGACAACGAACCTAGAAATAGAGAAATTGTTAAGAATATAGAAAAAGCGATTGAGGAGGATTATAGTGTCGTAATCTGGCCTCAAGGAATAAAAGAAAAGGATATAAATGATATGATAATTTCTGGTTTGACAGATAAAGAAATATCTGATATTATATATACAAATACCTTTTCTGGTTTACAAGCCAAGACACAGATATCACACTGGAAAAAAGTTTAACAAATAGGAGAGAATACCATGGCGCAATCGTCCACGGTGGTCAAGTTGCCACCATCTGAATCATCTGGAAAATACTTAGGAATTAATATAGAAAAAAATAGAGATAACTTGTTATCTGAACAAGCACATAAATTGGTAAAAGATTATTATTGTAAAGACGGTGAAGATTCTCCACAACAAGCATATGCAAGAGCGTCAGTTGCATATTGTTATGGAGATATGGATTTAGCACAAAGAATTTATGAATATGTTTCTAAAGGTTGGTTTATGTTTGCATCACCAGTTTTATCAAATGCACCAAAACCAAATGAAAAAGCAAAAGCACTTCCCATTTCGTGTTTTTTAACTTATGTGCCAGATAGTCTGGAAGGACTAATTGACCACACCGCTGAATTACGTTGGTTGTCAGTTAAGGGTGGTGGAGTTGGTGGCCACTGGAGTGATATTCGTGCAGTGTCAGACAAAGCGCCTGGGCCGATGCCGTTTCTTCATACAGTAGATGCAGATATGACTGCATATCGTCAAGGTAAAACTCGTAAGGGTTCTTATGCAGCTTACATGAATGTTGACCACCCAGATATTATTGAATTTATGAATATGCGTGTTCCTACTGGAGATGTGAATCGTAAGAATTTAAATCTACATAATGCAATCAATATTACAGATGCATTTATGAGAGCAGTTGAAAGAGGTGAAAGTTGGGATTTAGTTGACCCACACGATAAAACTGTTAGAGAAACAATGCCTGCAAGAAAGTTATGGGAACAAATATTAGAAGTAAGATTTAGAACTGGTGAACCATATCTTAATTTTATTGATACTGCTAATCGTGCATTACCACAGACACAAAAAGACAAAGGGTTGAAGATAAATGGTTCAAATCTATGTAATGAAATCCACCTTGCAACTTCTGAAGATAGAACTGCTGTTTGTTGTCTTTCATCTGTAAATGTAGAAATGTTTGATGAGTGGAAGGGCACTACAATGATTCGTGACCTTGTTCGATTCTTGGACAACGTATTGCAATTCTTTATTGACAATGCACCAGATGAAATTAGTCGTGCAAAATACTCTGCAACACAAGAAAGGTCACTAGGCCTTGGTGCAATGGGATGGCACGCTTTCTTACATAAGAAAAGAATTGCATTTGAATCTGAATCTGCACAAGTATGGAATAACGTAATATTCATGTATATCCAAAAAGAAGCAATCGCAGAAAGTTTACAAATGGGTTCACAAAGGGGTGAAGCACCAGATATGGAGGGCACTGGCAGACGTAATGCACATTTACTTGCAATTGCACCTAATGCTAATAGTTCTATAATTTGTGGAACTTCACCATCTATCGAACCATTAAAAGCAAATGCATATACACACAGAACCAGAGCTGGTTCGCATTTGGTTAAGAATAAGTATCTTGAGGAAGTATTGGAAGAGAAGGGTAAGAACACTGATAAAGTCTGGACAGACATTATTACTAATGGTGGTTCAGTACAACACTTATCTTTTTTAGATGATGCAACCAAAGATGTTTTCAAAACTGCAATAGAAATTGACCAGAATAAAATTGTTGACCAAGCAGGAACTAGACAAAGATTCTTATGTCAAGGTCAATCAGTTAATTTATTTTTCCCAGCTGGTGCAGAAAGAAAGTATTTACATGAAGTACACTTTAATGCATGGAAGAGGGAAGTTAAAGGATTATACTATCTAAGAACTGAAACAACTCAAAGAGCAGAGAATGTTGCAGAGAAAGTTAAAAGAGATGCGCTACAAGATTATCAAACTCAAGAATTAGTTTGTGAGATTGAATCACAAGAAGAATGTGTTGCGTGTCAAGGGTAAAAACGGAAGGAAAAAGTAATGGAAATAAAAGTAGTAACTAAATCAGATTGTCCTTTTTGTGAAATGACCAAGAAGTGGTTAGATGACAATGGATTTGAATTTGAACTTCAATTGATGGATAATGAAGAAGAACGTCTAGAGTTCTATCAATCAATCAATGGAATTAAAGAAGTAATCGGAGCTCCTGCTGATGTTCGTAGAGTAAACTCTGTACCACAAATATTTATTGATGGTGATAGAATTGGTGGATATGATAACCTAATGAAATATGCAGACACTTTATTTAAGAAGAGAAGTGCTGGTAGTTTGTTAAAATTTAATGAAACCTATAAACCATTCTTCTATCCTTGGGCAGTAGAGATTACCACAAGACATGAAAAGGTTCACTGGATTGAAGATGAAGTAGACCTTGCAGAAGATGTTGCAGATTGGAAGGGTGGAAAGGTTAGTGAAACTGAAAAAGAATATATCACTAATATTTTAAGATTGTTTACACAAGCTGATGTTGCAGTTGGTCAAAACTACTATGACCAATTAATTCCAAAGTTCAAGAATAATGAAGTAAGAAATATGTTAGGTTCATTTGCAAATAGAGAAGCAATCCACCAGAGAGCATATGCACTTCTAAATGAAACTCTTGGTCTTCCACCAGAAGAATATCATGCGTTTCTGGAATATTCAGAAATGTCAGACAAGATTGATTTCATGATGGATTCAAATACATCAACTCATAAAGGTCTTGCACTAGCGATGGCAAAGTCAGTGATGAATGAGGGTATTGCTCTGTTTGCATCATTTGTGATGTTGTTGAACTTCCAAAGGTATGGAAAAATGAAAGGTATGGGTAAGGTCGTAGAATGGTCTATTCGTGACGAATCTATCCATGTGGAAGGGATTGCAAAACTATTCCGACAGTTCTGTACCGAATATCCAAAGATTGTAGATGATGAGTTCAAAGCTGCAATATACGAAATGGCAAGACAATCAGTAAAACTAGAAGACAAGTTTGTTCAGTTAACCTATAAGATGGGTGCTCCAGAAGGACTCGAATCATCTGATGTAAAGACCTATATAAAGTATATAACAGACCGAAGGTTGTTGCAACTTGGTTTGAAACCTAATTTTAAAGTGAAAGAAAATCCCTTACCTTGGTTAGAGTGGGTACTTAATGGTGCTGACCATACTAATTTTTTTGAAAACAGAGTAACAGAATATGAGGTTGCTGGTTTATCTGGAACTTGGGATGATGCTTACGAGGCTGCATAGAATATGGCAAAAAAAGTTCTTTATTGTAATGACTGTGACGTTGAATTCAAGGTTCAGTTTGGAATGTCAGAAAAATACTACCATGCAAGACATTGTGTCTTTTGTGGTGGTGAGATAAATATTGATGATGAAGATGAAGTAAACGAAGAATATGAGGAGTACGATTATGACTAATTGCGAAGATTGTGGTCATGAGTGTCACTGCAAATATAGTCGTTGTCAACATGGACAATGTGCTTGTACAAAATGTAAATGCAGTGAATTGGATGATTAGTGGTTGTAAAAATTGTGGACACGAATCACATTGTAATACTAAGTTATACAAAGACTTTGGTGAAGACAAACAAGTATTAGTCTGTCACCATTGTCGTTGTGATGTTTGTGAAAAAGAATATACAAGATGGTCTGAAGCGAATATGGACGTTTGGGATGAAAATTGGACAGATGAATCGATTGTATCACCACCATTAAAACAACAGTGGAAAACTATATGAAAATTCTTAAAATAATATTCTGGCCGTTGATAATGTTGAAAAACATCCTAGACCATAACTGGTGGACAGAAAAAATAATAAACAAAACAAAACTTGATGAGAAGGTAGAACAAAGTAAGTTTGTTGCGTGGAAAAATAAATTACCCCAACCATATAAACTTATTTTTGAAATCTGTATATTTGTTGTTATAGTTTATATTGCCGAAATTTGGTTTAATATGTTGGGTGTTTCAATGTTACCTTGGAAATGGGATTGGTCATGGTAATGAAAACACAAAGTGCAAAAGCTAAAGGTCGCAGATTACAACAATGGTTTCGTGACCAATTGATTGAAAAATTAGAAGTGCATCCAGAAGATGTAGAATCTAGGTCTATGGGTGCTGGTGGTGAAGACTTAATTATGGCAAGGGCTGCAAGAGAAAAGTTCCCTTATTCTATTGAGTGTAAAAATCAAGAAAAATTAAACATATGGGAATCATATTCTCAAGCAGTCGAAAACTCTAAAAACTATGAACCAGTGGTTGTGATTAAAAGAAATAATCATAAACCATTAGTTGTAGTTGATGCAGAGTATTTTGTAGGACTGCACAAAGATGAGGTTTGACTGTAAAGATTGTACAATACTAATGGAAGATGGTAAGGGTAAGGTTTACCAGAATAGCCGTCTTATGTTTAAAGGTGATAGTTATATTGCAATTAAATTTATGTTAGAATTTACAGAAAATGCAGAAGAAGTTTTAGAACATTTTAGACCACAGTTAAATATGCGAGAACAAGTGAAGTGGAAAAAACAAGATGAAGCTGCGAAAAGAATAAAAAAAGTAGAACCAGAACCCCCCAAAAAAGAAAAGGTCATGAGAAGACCTAGACAGAACAAGATGGAAAAACTATTTAATAAGTAGATTGTTTCCAAATAGACAATATAGATATGCGTTTCAGTAATAGGTCTATTGTTATAAATAATGGTGTAATAGTTTAATTCTAAACTATCTTTTCAAAAAAGGAGACAGAGAAATGTCAGTAGCAACTGCTGTGTACGAGCAGACTTGTCATGTGTGTGATGAAATTCGTCTATTTTTTGCACGAATTTTAATAGAAATGCAAAGAGGAAAACAATTATCAGCCAATCGTAAAATATTTGAAGAATATCAAAGATTTGATAGAGAAGCACCATACCATTTAGCAAGAGTTCAAGACCAGACAAATAAAGAATATGACCAAAAACTCGCAGAATTGAAGTAGCGAATCATGTGGCCGTATACGGATGAAGAATGGGAATTAATCTCAAAACCTAACAAAAAATAACTATTTAAACCCTTGATTTTCAAGGGTTTTTTTAGGCCCAAAAAAAGACTTGACTTTGTTATGAAAACAAGGTATACTCTAAGAGTAATTAAGATAAAGAGAGAGAGAAAAATATGTTTAGAATTCCTAATTTTTATGTCGATACCCCTAAGTGGGATGACGCTGTAACCACCATCAAAGGTCTTGGAGATGGTAACCTTTTGGGTGGTATGGAGAAAATGAACGCAATATGGAACACACATTGCACCTTGGATACTGAAATGGATGATGATGATTTCTTTGATGTTTGGGTATATGAAGTAAATGCTTATAATGTGGTCTTTGAAGGAATGGGTAAATTATTTGCAGAAAAGGCTTGACATTGTTCTAAAAACAGTGTATAATGATAATATAATAGAGAAAGAGGTAAATTATGGGAAAAGTTAAGAACTACATCATGGATATTGAAGAGAAAGTCTTTGATATTGACGGTCTTGAAACCAAGATTGGTGAGTGTGAACATATCGCAGAGATGAAAGCCTTTGTGGTAGAGAAGTTGGGTTTGACAACTCATTTCGATATCGGTATCGCAGAAGGTGTGGTAGACGATATGTGGAACGATTTCTGGGGTTATTTCTAAAATAATCCTTGACTTTGTTTTAAAAACAGTGTATAATGTAAATATAATTGAGAGGTAATACTATGGAAAATGTGAAAAAACTAAAATATATCGTTTATACCCAAATGAATAAAAGGGGTTTAAAAGGTGAGTTTGATAATGCAAAAGATGCTATCAAATGGGCGAAAGAGAACGTCTATATGTTCGACTACTTGAAAGAGAGAAAGGATACATGGGAAGTTCTATTTGAAGAAAACTTGGTTTGGATTGATAAAGGAGAGGTAGTAGAATGTTAGAGTTTGAAAACAGTGATGCAGTAAATGTTAATATGAGTAGCTTACAAGGTAAGATAAAAACAACTTATGATAAGTTAGTCGAGGTGTTCGGAGAACCAACATTTACAGATGCAAGTCCTTATGAAAAGGTCAATGCACAGTGGACATTGGATATCAAAGTTCCTTTTGTAGATGAATACGGTGAAGACTTTAATTATGTTACAGCGACTATCTACAATTGGAAAGATGGATATATCCCCACTGGAGAATATGATTGGCATATCGGTGGATTTGGATATAATGCTTTAGATGCTGTTCAGAAAGTACTTGACTCTGCCTAAGAAATTTGGTAGTATAGACTAAATTAACGAGTAACGAAAGTAAACTATGATTAAAAATATATTATGGATTGTTGGTGCAACAATTCTAATGTTATGGGTACTTGGTTCATTTATACCAGATGCCCATTCAAGTCAAGATTGTGATTATGTAAAAATAGTCAAATATAAAGATGGTGATATTGTAAGTTCAAAAACTGAATATGTGTGTGATACTCCACCAGAACTTCTAATAAAATATATTGAAGTTGAGAAAAAGAGTAAGGCAGAAAAGATGGCAGAATTGTTTAAACCAATTAGACCAACTTCAAGTCCAGACCCAACACATTATTATGGTAATTATGCAGACGATAAACCAAAAGTTATTGATGCAATATTGTATGGGATATTTAACTAATGAAATTTATTATGGGAATTGTGGTAGGAATAGTATTGGTTACATATTATCCACAAATTACAACCACCACTAAAGCTATGTTTGTAGACAGTGGTATTCGTGACCAAATCGTAAACCAATTGAAAGAGGTAGAGTAATGATTAAAAATGTGATTATGGTAGGCGCTATGGGTGCCTTCTTAGGAGCGTGTGCAAATACAGGCAATATTGACAGTGCATCCAAACCAACTCCATTTGCAGTAAAGAAAGCATATGAACACACTGCAAAGGTAGTGCAAGAACAAGTGGAACAAGTTCCAGATTGGTTCACCAAAATGCCTAATAATAAAGAGGCAATTTATTCGGTGGGTACTGCATTATCTCCAGAGTTGCAACTATCAAAGGATATTGCAATCCTTAGTGCAAAGACAATTCTTGCAGATAGAATCAACGGTAGGTTGAATTCTGTAACGAAATCATTTATGACAAAAGTAGGTTCTTCTGATTTAGATGCTTCTGTGATAAATGAGATTTCTACTGCAACAAAGAATATTGTTGCTGATGTAGATGTTGCTGGATATAGTGTGAAAGAATCAAAGATTGTTTCTAATGGTATGCAATATCGTGTGTATGTTTTGTTGGAATACTCTGATGAAGAAGCACAGAAAATTCTTCTTAATCGTCTAAAGAAGGATAAGATGTTAATGTCTAAGATTAGAGCTAACGAAGCATTTAAAGAACTTGATGCAGATGTTAACAAGGTAAAGGAGTCTGAGACAGACAAACTAAATAAAATAATAAACGCTGGTTAAGGAGTTAAATGAGATACAATAAATTCAATAAGAAACCCTTTCATAAGAAGGAAAAGTTTCCAAGAGATGAGGGGATGACGGTAACAGTACGTCAGATTAGAGATAAAGACGGAAACGTAACATCTGACGTAAATGGTGCAATGCGAGTTCTAAAGAAGAAACTGATGAAAGATGGTTTCTTCCAAGAACTAAGAGAACGTACTTATTTCACTAGTAAAGGTGAAAAGAAACGTAAAGCAAAAGCAGCAGGAAAAAGACGTTACCAGAAAAAAGTCGAAAAGAGAAAAACGGAGTTAGGCTATTGAGCGATAATGTCATAAAATTTCCAACAACATATAAAGGTAAAGATGCACCTAAGATTACAGATATGGATGCACAAAGGGTTACTGAGGATTTAGACTTTTGCGATAATCTCGCAGAAGGTCTAATGATTAACCTTATACATAATGTTGGTGAAAATGGATTTGATATTAAGAAGGATAGGTTTATTGGTGATATAAGTTTCCTTAATGAAGTAGTTAAGAGTGCTCTCTATAGACAAATGGGGTTTGACCACCCTATGCAACACTTTATGGATTTAATTGTAAAGACTGAAACCAATGATGATAAGACAATAATGACTAGAATAAATTTGAACAAGATTGACGAATGTATTCCTCAATCGAAGGATGATGGTGACGGAGATGATATTAGTTGATATGAACCAAGTCACACTATCTAACTTGATGGTGCAGATTGGTGGACGTAAAGAAGTAGACCCAGATTTAGTAAGACACATGGTTCTAAATTCATTGAGAGGATATCGTAGGAAATTCTCTGATGAGTATGGTGAACTTGTACTGTGTTATGATGCTAAGAATAACTGGAGAAGGGAAATATTTCCCAACTACAAATATAGTCGTAGAAAAGATAGAAAAGAATCTAAATTAGATTGGAATTCTATATTCGATACTCTGCATTTAATTCGTGACGAATTGACAGAGTACTTTCCCTACAAAGTATTGCAAGTAGAGACAGCAGAAGCAGATGATATCATTGCATCTGTGGTATTTCATGTTGCAAAAGAACCAAAGAATTACGAGAAGGTACTAATTCTTTCTGGAGACAAAGACTTTATTCAATTGCAACAACATAATTTTGTATCGCAATATAGTCCAACTCAAAAGAAATTTCTTAATGGTGAAGACCCTACTACATATATTAAGACACATATACTTCAAGGTGATAGAAGTGATGGAGTACCAAACTTTTTATCACCAGATAGTACTTTCGTAGATGAGATTCGTCAAAGACCTATCTCAAAAAGAAAACTTGAAACTTGGATTGAACTTGAACCTAAAGATTTCTGTAATGAAGAGATGATGAGAAACTTTCATAGAAATAGAACTCTAATAGATTTAAACTATATTCCAGAAGAACTAGTAAATGAGTGTATTCAATCTTATGTGGATACTCCCAATGGTGATAGGAAACAACTACTAAATTACTTTATAAAGTATAAATTAAAAAACCTAATGGAAAATATTGGAGATTTCTAATGAATAAACCTATAAAAACTTACACACCACTTATATCAGAAGTGTTGCAAAAAGTAAACAATGCAAAAACTAAAGATAAGAAGATTGCAGTTCTAAGAGAAAACGATACTGAAGCTCTTAGAATGATTATTAAAGCATCTTTTGACCCAAAAATTGAATGGGTATTACCAGAGGGTGATACTCCATATAAAGCAAATGAATCGCCTGAAGGTACAGAACATACTGTACTTTCTCAAGAATCACGAAGATTATGGCACTTCATTAAAGGTGCAGATAATCAAACACCCAGAATGAGAAAAGAATCTATGTTCATTCAGATGTTAGAAGGTTTGCATAAAAATGAAGCAGAAGTTCTTTGTCATGTAAAGGATAAAGTTCTGCATCAAAAATACAAAGGTCTTTCAGATAATGTTGTGAAAACAGCGTTTGGTTGGACAGATGATTATTGGATGCCTAACGGTAATATTATTTGATTTGACTTGACTTTACGATATACTTCTGGTATATTAGTAAGATGATTCCAATATGGTCACCTCTCACTCTCTCTCAAAAGACCATTTGCGAATCACCCTTGGGGGTAGTGTAAAGCTACCCCCTCTTTTTTCCCTTGTAAACCCTTGATTTATAAGGATAAAAATAACACTTGACATTACTCCATTTTTAGTATAGAATGATAATATAATGAAAAAAGAGAGAAAAAAGACTATGAATTTTGTGAGTGCAAAAGGTGGTAAAAAGCATCAAAGAGATATCGCTATTACTACTGTACACCAAATGATAGCAGAATTACTTCCTAGATTTAGAACACTTGATATTGAAGTTGTTTTCAGAACATTCAGTAAAAAAGAAGGTGCAGTTGGTTTCTGTGGAATGACAGATGATAACCGTACTTTTGAAATTGAGATTGATAGCAAGATGGGTATCAATGAATTGGTAACCACAGTGTGTCATGAAATGGTTCATGTTAAACAGTATGCAAGAAATGAAATGACTGACGAATGTGTTCAGTATGGTGCAGCTACTTGGAAAGGTAGAAAGGTAAATCCAAAAACTACTTACTATGATTTACCTTGGGAAAAAGAAGCATATAAGGTGCAAGATAGTCTCGCATTAAAAGTTTGGGAAAGTGGTGAGATTTAACTTGACTTTGTTGTCAGAACATGGTATAGTGATTCTATAAGATGAAAAAAGAGAGGTTATTATGAAAATTACAGCAGAACAATTTGTCGAGTCACTCGCAAGAATGTCAGATGCAGAAAAACAAAAAGCTGCAAATCTTCTTGTGAACAAGTGGTTTCACTTGACACAATCATTCACTGGTATGGTTGATGCAGAATTGCAAGACCAACATATCAATGAACAAGCAGAAGCGTTTGAGATACAACGAGCTGCTGAAGTTGGAACTAAATTATTTTAACGACATAAGAGAGGATTATATCATGTCAAATTTATCAAAAGTGAACGACCAACTTATGGGTCTAACAATATCTGAACTTACTCAAGTACAGAGTATGATATCAGATATCAAAACTATGAAAGCAAAATCTGCAATTATAGTTGGTGGAAATGTTTTTGTTGTGCAAAAAACAAAAAAGACGCCTGGGATTGTTGAGAAAATCAATCAGACCAGAGCAATCGTTAATATGAAAGGTAGAAGTTATAATGTACCTTTCGCAATGTTGGAGGCTGCTTAATGACAATACAAGCAAAAGGTAGACCATCTACTACTGTGATAGACTTAGATGGTTCAGAAGGCAATGCATTTTGCCTTCTGGGATATGCAAATGCTACTATGAAAAAAAGTAACTTTGATAAAGAGATGCAAGATAGAATCTTGAATGAGATGAAATCTGGTGACTACATAAATTTATTGAGAACTTTTGAAAAGTATTTCGGTAGTGTTTATACTTTACAAACATCTAATCCAGAATATCTGGATGCATTTATGGTAGAAAAAAGTGCTTAAAGAACTTTTAACAACCTTTGTTATATCTGCTTCCGCTGGTGAAGTAGATGTAACATTAAAAGGTGCGACAGACTACCTTGATAAACAAGCAGTCTGTTTAGCGAATAATATGTATCATGAAGCTCGTAGTCAAGGACTCGCTGGACAACTCGCAGTAAGTTTAGTTGTATTAAATCGTGTTAAAGATAAAAGATATCCTAACACAATCTGTGAAGTAGTTCACCAAGGGCCTGTTAGAGAATCATGGAAAACTAAAGGTAAAGATGTTCCAGACAGTGAACGAAATTATTACCCAATTCGTCACCGTTGCCAATTTAGTTGGTATTGTGATGGTAAAGATGATACACCACATGAACCAACAACTTATGGTGCATTGTATGAAATGGCTGCAGATTTAGTTTATGGTGACATAACTGTTGTTGATATAACTGAAGGTGCAACACATTACCATGCAGATTATGTATTTCCTGCTTGGAGAAAAACCAAGACAAGGACAATTGAAATTGAAGACCATATATTTTATAGGTGGGAAAAATGACGTTAAGAGGTTATGCAAAGAAAAGTAAAGTCCATGATGGCTGGGGGTACACATATCAATTTGATAATGGGTATGGTGCATCTATAGTTCAACATTCTACTTCTTATGGTGGTAAAATGGGATTATATGAGATTGCAGTACTTGACTCTGGTGGAGATTTGTGTTATAGTACTCCAATAACTGAAGATGTAATCGGTTGGGCAGATGAAGAAAAAGTATTGGATACACTACAAAGGATTAAACTGTTATGAATTTCTTTTACCTAGATGAAGACCCATTCAAGTCGATTGAATACCATTGTGACAAACACATTGTCAAGATGCCTACAGAGTATAAACAAATGTTATGTACTGCACATAGGGTTCTTGATGGTGAATTATATTATGGTCAGACTAAAAGTGGTGCAAAGATTAAACGGTGGAAACACCCAGACCGAAAGATGAATAGAGACTTGTATCTTGCTGGTCATGTGAACCACCCAACTAATATCTGGGTACGAATGTGTCGTGAAAACTATATGTTAATGTTTACTTACTATAAACTAATTTGTGAGGAATATACATATAGGTATGGAAAAGAACATGGTGCAAAAGACAATTGGTGGTTGTTACGAGAACCACCTAAGAATATGCCGTCTAGTGTAATGGGTAGTACACCAGTTCCACAAGCGATGAAAGAATTTCCAGAGTGTATGGTAGAAGATAATACTGTACAAGCTTATCGTAATTTTTATGTTGTTGCAAAGAGAAGGTTTGCAACTTGGAAAGAAAGAGGAAGACCAGAATGGTACATAAACATGACCCAGAACCAGAACGGTACTATGATTGGATTCTCTGGAAACTAAGGCAGGAGAAAGAAATGGATGACCCTATGGATGATATTACTGAAATTGGTGGTGCATTGAGTGGTTGGACAGAAAAACCTCATATGTCAAGAGAAGATATGTATATGAAAGAAATTGCAGAAATGCAAAAGGCAAACTACCAACTTCTAATTCGTGTAAAGGAATTGGGAGAAGAGATAAATAGACTAAAAGAGAAAATAGATGCCAACTTATAATTTTAAAAACAATGAAACTGGTGAAGAGTTTGAAGAGTTCTTTCATATATCTGATAGAGAAAAGTATCTAAAAGACAACCCTCATATACAACAATTACCGTCACTATTTGCAATGTCATATAGTGGAACTGGTGATATGGTTAAGAATGATAATGGGTGGAAGGAACATATGTCTAGGATTGCAGAAGCAAATCCAGGCAGTTCTGTTGCAGATAGATATGGTAAAGAATCTACTAAGAGTGCAAAAACCAGACAAGTATTAAAGAAACACGGAGTGATTGATTAATGGCAAAAAAACAAGATGTAAAAATTGATGACTTAGTAACTGTCAAACCAATTACTGACAATCAAAAAGTTGCCTTTGAGGCATTTAAAAAAGACAATAAAGAATTATTTCTTCATGGAGCTGCTGGAACTGGAAAGACTTTTATTTCCTTATACCTTGCACTAGAAAAAGTATTAGACCCATCTACACCATATGATTGTGTATATCTAATTCGTAGTGCAGTACCCACAAGAGAAATCGGTTTCTTGCCTGGTGATGAAGAAGATAAGACAGCTTTGTATCAAATTCCGTATCAGAACATGGTACAGTTTATGTTTAAACAAGCAAATGACCAAGCATTTTTAATGTTGTATGATAGACTAAAAGCACAAGGTTCTGTCATGTTTTTAACAACATCATACTTGCGAGGTATTACATTAGACAATGCAATTATTATAGTTGATGAATGTCAAAACTTAAATTTTCATGAGTTAGATACAATTATGACTCGTGTAGGTCAAGACAGTAAAATTATATTTTCTGGTGATTTCTTCCAATCAGATTTAACTAAAAATTCTGATAGAGATGGTATGCCTAGATTCTTAGATATTATTGCAGACATGGAAGAGTTCAAATCAGTGGAATTTAATATTGGTGATATTGTTCGTTCTGGTTTAGTTCGTAGTTATTTAATTAGTAAAACAAAGAAAGGAGTTGAACAGTAATGGCTAAAATGTTTTCAACTCAATCAGCCCATGAGAGTATTCCAAAGGGTACTTCTCAAGGAAAGAAACCAATTACTTCTACAATGAATAAGTCTAAACGTAGGAGTTTTAAAAAATATAGAGGACAAGGAAAATGAAACAATATAATCATTGTTTAGAAATTATCTTACATCACGAAGGCGGATATGTGAATCATCCCAGCGACCCAGGCGGTGAAACTAACTTAGGCGTAACTAAAAAAGTTTATGATGCATACTGTAAAAAGAATAGTCTTAGACCGAAAGACATGAAACAATTAGAAGTAACAGATGTTGCACCTATCTACAAAACTGAATATTGGGATAGAGTAAAAGGTGATGCACTTCACCCAGCGCTTGCACTCTGCATTTTCGATTTTGGAGTTAATGCTGGAACTGGACGAGCTGCTAAATTTATTCAAAAGATTGTTGGTACAACAGTTGATGGTGGTATCGGCCCTAACTCACTTAAAATGATTGATGCATATGTTGATAAACATGGTATTGAAGATGTTGTTAAAACATACCAATCAGATAGACAAGAGTATTATGAGAAGTTAAAACACTTTAAAACTTTTGGTAGAGGTTGGACAAGAAGGGTTACAGAGACTACACAGTCTGCAATGAAACTTATTTAATGACTTGACAAGTGTGTTGAGTTATGGTATGATGGTATAATTAAATGATAAGGATATATTATGTTTACACACAACCCAATAGAGATTGCAGAACTCTCTACTAAAACTGTTAATCGCAAGCGTTTCTACGAAACTCCAGATGGGAAACTATACCCATCTATAACTACTGTTTTACAAAGACGTAAAATGGAAGGACTAATGGCGTGGAGAAAGAAAGTTGGTGATGATGTTGCAAACTATGTTGCAAGAACAGCAGCTGCAAGGGGTACGAAAGTACACCATATGTGCGAAGACTTTCTAAACAATAATTTTGATGAAGAAGTTCACAAGAAGAATTTTCTTCCATATACTTTGTTTGGACAAATCAAACCACACTTACAAGATAAGGTAGATAATATTATGTCTCAAGAGTGTGGTCTTTACTCCGATAAATATATGGTCGCTGGTAGAGTTGACTGTATTGGTGAGTATAATGGTATTCCTTCCATTATTGATTTCAAAACCTCTACAAGAGAACGAAATGATGATTGGAATGAATCTTATTACATTCAAGCATCTGCATATGCAGAAATGTTTGAAGAGAGAACTGGAATTGAAATTAACCAGATTGTGATTCTAGTTGTAACTGAAGATGGAATCGTCCAAGAATTTATTAAGACTAAACATGACTACTTACCACTACTAGTAGAAGCGATTGACGATTTCACTACGCATTGGGAAAAAGAAAATGAAGTGGTTCATAATAGTCGTAATGACAACGCAGCTTAATTCTGGTGGAGAACCAGAGACACCATTGTTTATTCCATTTTTAGAATTTGGTTCAAAAGAACAATGTGTGTCTTATGTTCAAGATAATCAAGATATGTTATTCTATAAATCGTATGAAAAATATGAAAAAACAATTTCACCTAAAATGATTAATTGTGTTGATAAAGATATTATGAAAAGATTAAGTAACATAATAGAAGGTAAAGAAAATGAAACGGATATTTAGCACATTAGTTTTAATATTTGTTCTAACAACAAGTGCATATGCAGAACATGATGGAATACCAGAAGGTGAACCAAATTACAATTCACAGAAACCAGTAAATTGTATGTCTTCAGAACAAATGTTAACTATAGTTGACAAGAAGTTTGGGGAAAAACCTTATATGTCTGGTGACGGTATTGCACCAGCACAAGATGGTAAACAATATATTAGAACTCAAGTTGTAATTGCAGTAAATATGGAAACTAAAACTTTTAGTGTTGTGGAGTTTATTGCTGATGGACTCGTTTGTATTGTTGCTGGTGGTTCTAACTTTAGATTAAATAACATTCCATCAACAGATAAAACAAAAGTCACATGGGAGAAATAAATGTATGAGTATAAATGTAAAATAGTTAGGGTAGTTGATGGAGACACAGTTGATGTTGATATTGACTTGGGATTTGGTGTTTGGATGCGAAAACAACGTATACGAATGTACGGAATAGATACACCAGAATCACGAACATCTGACAAGGTAGAGAAAGTATATGGGAAAGCTGCAACTGCATTTCTAGTGAAGTGGACAAATGCTGGTGACCTTACTTTGAAAACTTTCAAAGATGGTAAGGGGAAGTATGGTAGGATACTTGGTGAACTTTGGTATGGTAGTGAACATAATATTAATCAATTGTTAGTTGACAATCATCATGCAGTACGTTATCATGGTCAATCAAAAGATGATATTGCAGAAGAACATATTGCAAATAGGTCAAAATTAAACTTGACAATTGAAGAGTAATCTGGTATAAATAGAATCATAGTTTGATGATACAAATCGAATGCTGGGCAGGACGAGGGTGCGATACCCTCCACCTCCACCATAACTACTCTTAGATGAGATAGTGAATCACTGCGTGAGAGTAGTTATGATGGGGGTGAAATAGGTTCGACTGACGGAAATAGAGGCGAGTAGAACTATCGGATGACTGCGTTATTGGTCAAACTTGATAAGTGCAAACGATAATTTTGCGCCTGTAGATTACGCTCTCGCAGCTTAATTGTACTGAGTTCGGTGGGTACTTGGAAACAGAAACCCACCACTTAATTATGGGATTTATTATGTATCGTATAACTGGATATTTTAAAGATAAAAAAGTTGTAAAAAACTTTATTGATTTATATGATGCTATAGATTTTAGAGATATTGTGGATGCACATTATCCAATAAAGGTAACATTTGAAAAGGTGATAGATATGAGAGAATGGATATATGATGCATGGAATGGTGTGATGAATATGGATAGGAATCCATTGAGACATATTCCAGATTTACAAACAAGACATATGATACTCCAAATACTTGCATGGATGTGGTGTGCAACTTTTGCCCAACTTATAGGTAGTTGGTATGTATTTGGATTTAGTGCAGTAGCTCATGTTATATTACTAGCTGCAATTGTAATTACAGTAGCGACATTTGAAACTGCAAAACGTAACTCATCTTTTTTCAACAATTTCCCTACATCTACACCTAGTCGTGCAAGAAGTATGTTCTTTAATGGTAAAAGAATTAAGTTAGACCCTATGGATAGGGGTGGAGAACACGAATAATGGAAGAAGTACAAGAAAAATTAATGACACCTAAAAAGTTCTCTATATCAA